GCGGAAGAACAACTTACCAACTGTTGAGTCCTCATCAAAGCGCATCTCAGTAACCAGCGTGTTTAAGTTGTAGCCTTGTGAGCCGACATACTTAGCATACTGATTGAAAGGCATGTGCTCTAAGTCACCGGGGTCTTTCATATCATAGAAAATCGACTTGGATTGCAATGTCATTTGATAAACATCACCATCTAAATCACTGGCTAATGCAACCGCAATACGACGGTTCTTACGGCATGCCTTAGTATTACCTTGTCCCGAACCATTGATGTCCTGTTGGCAACCAATGCAAGAGGCGTTCTGTGGCTCTTTAACTGTTGGGTCTGGCTTCTCGCCATCGTTTGACCAGCAATCAGGTGGAGCTGCATCTGCTTTAGGATCCCATGCCTTGGCATAGAATGTTCTTGAAACATGCTTGGAAGCGTTAACAATAACTACTTCCAGTTTGTTTGTTGGGGTCTTCGAAATCTCAGTACCATTTACTTTAAGTACGAACTTATTAGCACCGAGCGCAATGCGCTTAGTTTGACTATCACCACCCGCAAGGGCTTTAGTGACATCATCTAATTGAACCTCTTTGAGGTAGTCTGGTAATTGATTGTTAAACAAGGCGACGTTACTCATTTGCTTCTCCTAACTGTTATGGCGTATGTGCTATCCACGTTTAGACCGGCGGGATGCAAATCCGGATTCTCCTCCAAAAACTGCTTCATATTGGATTGTTGAATTCTGCGTTCCAACAGCTGAGGGGCATTGTGCTTAAACATGAACTCGTAAAAGCGCTCCCAGTCATTGGTTGTGTATCGGTTCTTTACTGTGCGAATAGCAGTACCATGTTCGGTCTTGATGCTTGTAGCACCAGTGCTTTTGCACAGCTCTAGAATGTTTTGCTCGATGACGTCTAGCTGCTCTTGGAGCTCGGCTTCTTTAGCCTCGGCTTCTTTGCGAACTACGTCTCTTGCGTCGCGGATTTTAATATAGACATCAACTAGCTTATCTATATTGGCGACAGGTGCTACCGCTTCGGTATCGTGAGTCATTTTGTTTTCCTTTAATTAAACGCAGGTCTATGCCTGTTAATAAATACTACAACTACTTATTGACTGTGTCAACTACTTCTTGCTTGTAAAGATCAATTATTTTTGTGTGTATATCTAATTTATTTTGCAACATATGGTACAGCTTTGTCTCTACGGGACTACCCTTAATATGCACAATGGTCATCTTGTTCTTCTGACCTTGACGGTCAATACGTGCATTGGCTTGCAAGTACGTCTCTATAGATGTCACTGGAGAATACCAAATGATAGTATCCGCAGCAGTTAGTGTGACACCGTGTGATGCTGCTTGAGGCTGTATGAGAAGTACTTGCGGGTCAGTCTGCTCTTGAAACTTTTTAAATATCTCGGTGCGCTTGTTGACGGGAACGCTGCCATTGATAACTTCGCAGGTAATACCTTCCCCTCTCAAATGCACCTTGAGTAGTTCTATTGTATGCGTGAACGGTATAAATACAAGCACCTTATGGCTAGCTTCTTGGATTACTTCAGATATAACACGTAGGCGATTGCTAACATCAAACTCAACGACAGAGCCAGTGTCGGAATAAACAGCACCACCACTGATTTGTAGTAGTTTATTAAGGTTAACCGCTGCGTTGACGGTACTAATTTCTTCTCCCGCAGCCACCATGAGCATGTCTTTCTTGAGGAGCTGATAGTACTTTTCTTGTTGGGCTGTGAGGGGGGCGTCTCTGAATACATGTGTCACCTCTGGTAGGTCAAGGCAATCTTTCTTTTCATAACGGATTGCGGGTTGGAGAGCGGTAAATACTGTCTGATTGGCATCAGGTTTAGGTAGCCACTTGAACTTGGTTATCTGCACCATAGTCTGGTCACGGAAAGACCCAAAGAACCTAGGCACATTGTCAGGTACGCACAGCTTAGCTAAGCCAAAAGCATCAGTCGGTGTTTGAGCAGCAGGTGTGCCAGTCATCATCCATAACCATGTACGGGGTGTCAGGATGTGGTTCAAGGTCTTCCAGCGCTTGGTGGTATTAGTCTTATAGGCATTAGCCTCGTCAACAATGATGAGGTCAAAGTTATTGCGTGCTATGTCATTAGCAACAATCTCAACACCGTCGTAGTTAATCACAACAAACTGTGCATCACTATCAATAACAGCCTTGCGCTTGGTGCGGTCGCCGTAAGCTACACCGACTTTGCGGTGCATCACAAACTTAAACAGGTCGGCTTGCCATGCGGACTGCATGATAGACAGGGGGCAGATAATAAGCACCCGATGAATCTTCTTTTGCTCCATGAGGTAGTCTGCTGCCCATATAGCCGATGCAGTCTTACCGGTACCTTGCTCGTTAAAGCAGAACGCTCTCTTGTTTAGCGTTAGGAAGTTAGCGGTATCCCGCTGGTGTGCCATAGGCTTGAATAGCCCAGGCCACTTGTAGTTCTTTTGTATGGGTGAGGGTACACCCTTGACCTTTAGCTTAGTTAGCGCTTGTGCTTCTTCTAAACCCCAATGCACAGCGACCTTGTGTAAGTCGCCGTTGGTCTCAATTAACTGGCTCTTAGGTATGCACTCCGTTACTAGATGCGGACGCCGAGTGGTTACTACTAGCGCTTTGTTATTTAGTATTTCCATTTTTGGGTTTATTGGTCTTTAAGCTATGGTCGGCGTTACGGGCGAAGGATCTATTTGCGGAGGCGGATTTAACAGTTAAATTACTACGGGTGGTTGTGCCACCTTTAGACAAAGGCTTCTTGTGATCGACATCTTTGCCATCACCTTTATGCACTTTGCCTTCAGCTTCAAGCATACGGCGAGCTTTGTTGCGCTGCGCACGTTTCTTTTTAACTGCTGGAGTGCCGTCGTACTGTGCATATTCTTTAGCATACGGGCGGGGTTTGTTCACATAGGGCATATCGTTGTTCCTCTTTACGGTAGAAATACACGGCGCCATCGCCTAATACTATGTATTTTGGCATGTTTTCCGGGTCAGTTCCAGTCAATAATCGCAAGGTTTCTTGGATGTCGTCATCTACGTCTACCCAGCCAGCAAAAGGGATTGGCTCGTTCATTTAGGTTGTTCCTCTCCATAAAACATCTGCTTACTAAACGCATCTAACACCGCCTGCCGTGTTTCGTCGTCAGGCATCTCGACTAGGGCTTTGTTCATAATGTCAGCCATTTCTTGAAAAAACTGGTCTGGTTTAATTATCATTTCTCTTGTGCCTTTCTTAAACCATCTTCATAACCACGCTGGTAATGTTTTTCAGCAAACGCATTTATATCTTGTACAAGTCTGCCAATAATCATTCCATCTTCATTGCGAATAATTCCGTTTTCTTGAAGGATTACTTCTTCTATACCGCAAGCATCTTTCATTTCTCTTGTGCCTTTTTTAGTATTGCTCTAGCAAATTCTCTAATGCCACCATTGTTTGCTTCGGTTTCTTTATACAGATTTACTATTTCCTCATCTGTTAGTTCAGCTTGTTTTGTTTGTAAAGCCGAATTAAAAAATGCAACAACATCTTCATCAGATACTCCTGAGCCATACTCATAAGCATCTGTAATGTGGTGTTTTTTGGCTAACATCATAATTCCATCATTGCTCATTTCTCTTGTGCCTTTCTTAGTATTGCTCTAGCAAATTCAATCCAGCCTTCATTAGAATCAATATGGTTTACAACTGCATTACCTACTGCAATTATTTCCTCATCTGTTAGTTCTTTTACTGGGTGGGTATAGAGTGGAATAGAGTATTGCTCATCCTGTTCTCTACGCACTACGGCTTTAATAATATGAGTTAGTGGAATGACATCAGGCTCAATCCACGCTACTGGTTCATTGTTCATTTCACTTCTCCCAATAATTGTTCATAGCTTAGCGAGTTCTTGTCAGCTTCAAACTCAACGCTCATGAGGTAGCGTGATTCATTAAAGTTAATCACCATGTGTGGTACTTGGTTGTTAAATACATAGTAGCTGCCCACACGGTACTTGAGTTCTACAAAGCTATGGGTTGCCTCTGTTTCGCCTACTGAGAACAAGCAGTTGCTCTTTGCATTGTTAAGTAGCATGTTCACGCATACCCCACGTCGCTCATCCACATGCCAGTCATAGGTTGTGTACGGGTCTAGTCTAAGGATGCCGACTGCTAGCTTATGCTGCATGCCCATCATGTACAGTATTGGGTCTGAGAACGCTAAGTCAAATGGAACCTGTACGGCATGGAAGTTGTAGTAAGGCTTCCACTCGCCCGTAGTTGCAGCAAAATCAAATAGCTTATCGGCTATGGTCGACTGCACTGGTATCTCGTAGTAGGGCATCATCCTGTTTGACCATCCATTCTTAACTCTGTAGAACCAATTAGCATCTGCACACCCGTTACATCCTCAGCGCTGTTGTAGAACACCTCATCAAATAACTCGTATAAGTTATCTCTGGCATCTAATAGCCTCTGCTCGTCAAAGACAGCCACCTCTACCTCATATTTTATTTTTACTAATTTTGGTGTTTTCATATCAACGCATCCTCAAACTGACTTAGATCAATCATTTTCTTCGGTGAGCGCAAGAGGCGGAATGTCCACCCAAGGCGATTTTTTACCAACATGCGAGCTTCTTCTTGTCTTGAGACCGTGCGCATCAACTCGTTTTGCTCGTCGTATATTAGGTATTGGTTCATATATCTTTAGCTTATTAAATGAGGGCACTGTTGGTGGTAGTAGTCGCAGCGCCTCATCTAACACCTCTAGAAGCAGTTTATAACCGTGCCGCATACTGTGCAGTTAGTTATCTTGCCATCTTTAACGATTGTGATGATCTCACACGGGCCTACTTGCGCATTCGCAAACGATACTACTAGAGTGCACAATACTGCTATTGGGTATTTCATTTCTTTCTCCTTGATTTAGCGGCAACAATTCCAACTTCTGTTTCGGGTTTTTTATATCTAGCTTCCAACAAAGCATCTGCTAGTTTGTAGCATCGTTCAGCTAATACTTCCTCGGGGTGATTATCCTTATAAGCAATTACCATCCCTAAGCCAAACAGCATAGCGGCTACATCTCTAAAGTCTTTTTCGTTCATCTGTAATTCCCTTTACCGTTATGTTCACAATCCATCACTGAACAGAACTTACGGCATGTGAAGTTCGGCTTAGCGTTCCATACACCACTCTCATGAGCAGCTTCGAGCTTATCTGTTTCTTGTATCCAGC